CTTATAGGAAACTACTTTAATCTGAGACAGAGATGCTTTGTTATCTGCCTTAGAAGAATCTACAATTTTTAATAACTCCCAATCTTGCAACAACGAAGCAATAGCATTTCTTCTCTCGATATCATTGCTAGTAATATTTGCTTCTTTACCGTCCAAAGCAAATAGTTCTTTGAAGTGAACTATAAAATATTTACCTTGCTTGTGCAAAATATGGCAGGATTGATATAATACCTGCTCTTTCTTGGACGCTATTCCTATCCGAGTTAGTGTTTCCCGAACCTTCAAAAAGTTATCTGGTTCTGGGAGTGTAATCTCCAACATAGAATCAGGAGTCCAATCATAATAGATTGTCTCAACGCTCATTATTCTTTACCACCCTTTTGTAATTTTTGTTCAATAATATTTAATTGTTCTTGAGAAAGAAGTTTAATCGCTTCTTTTGCCTTTTCTCTAGAATAATTAAAGTACTCCATTACTAGTTCCAAAGGTTTATCTATTTCTTGCTTAGCCCACTTAGAAAACCTTTTTTTCTTTGGTATACTATTTAGTAAAAAATAATATTGCCATTTCTTATCTAGATTAGAGTACCGATTCATTTCATTAGCATAAAGAACGGTATCATGAAAATAAGATAATCCTCTATTGCTCAAGAAAGGATCATAATACTTTATATTTAACGGATCCTCTTCTAATAAATCTTTCTTAGATAAATTTATGGAATTTAAAAAGTCAAATGGGTTCATGTGATCATCTTTCTTGACTGAACCCAATCTTCAGCTAAATCCTCAGCGACTTGTATTGATGTATAAGTTCGCCAATCATCTATCTCTAAAGCAGCATCCCAGTAATTTACCTGATACATTCCTTCTGCTGTTCGGTAAATTCTAGCACACCTATTAGTATCATCCGTATATTCACTTAGTAAATTCATAACAATCCAATCTCTTTTGCGTGTTTAGTGTTTACTACGATTTCTCTGTCTCCACCGTAAGTATCACTGAGGACTTCTTTAATCTCATCCCAAGTTTTACCTTGCGCTAGAAACGTATCGTCTTCAGAACTGAAAAGATAAAATATTTCCCCATGCTTCTCAACAGTTGCTAAAATATTATTATCTACCTCTGGTTCTTCTGACTCATATGCACCATCTGCTATTGACTCTAGCATTTCTATGGTTTCCATTTTTCGTCTATTGTAACCAGCTTTAAATGCCGTGACGTAAATAATAAGACCGATAAAGAAACTCAGTAATAAATCAAACATTGTTGAACCTGCAAGATGACATTACCTCTGTTAATGCTGCCATATTATTTAGTTCATGGTCAGCAACGAACGCAGACTTGTACTGATAATCTGCTAGGATAAGAACCAGTTGGGGAATACTGTTCTTATCCAAATACTCTACAGCTTTATCGTACAAACTTCTAAACAACGAGGTGGTATCTATATCAGAGTTTTTACCAAGCCACTTCCTAGTAGATGGGAAGTCCTTGTTCTTGAGAAACTTGATAAGTTCTTTGAAGTTCTCATCATTTAAGTTTACAAGAATACCAGAATCAATAACACCTGAAGCAGAGTATCTTTGAAGTTCGTTTAAGATTCTACGATAATCTGGGAAATGTTTAGTAGCCAGTTCAGCAACAACCTTCTGGTCATACTCTACATTCTCTAGATCAAGAATCTGTAGAACTCTTTTAAAGAACCCATTTAATACAGTTGGCTTTTCTTTGTTATCGATCTTAAACTCAACAACAGAACACCGACTGTGTAAAGGTGCTATGATTCTGTTTTTAAAGTTGCAGGTGAGGATAAATCTACAGTTGTTTGAAAACTCCTCAATGAATCCTCTCAACGCTGGTTGCGTACTATTGGCATTCAGGTAATCTGCCTCATCTAGAATAACGACTTTCTTTGCGTCAGTCAAAGAAACCGTTGAGGCAAAGGACTTGATATTTGTCCTGAGATTGTCGATACCTGATTCTTCGGATCCATTAATGAATAGATATTCTGCACCTATTTCATTACATAGAGCTTTTGCTACCGTAGTTTTACCCACACCTGCAGAGCCACTAAACAGAAAGTTGGGTAACTCTCCCTTCTTTATATAGTCATGAAAAGTTTTTTTCAAACTATTGGGAAGAATACAATCATCAATTTTTTGTGGACGATATTTTTCAACCCACAAAAAGTCTCTCTCACTCACATCCATAATATAATCTCCAAGATTTATTCAAAAGTAAAATTAGATTCACATAAAACATTCCAAAGTATTTCTGTCAAAAAGATCTTCAATTTCGTAGTTTACCAAAAACTTGCCACATCGTTCTAGATTTTTAGTTTTTTCATTCCAGACGTCAACATGGTAACGACGTAAATCTTTTTCCCTAAAACAGTTGTCTTCGATATCTTGTTTATATGACTTAACATATACTTGTGATTTGGGGATATATTTTTTTACCAGTGGATCATTAACATCGTCATGTTCAAAACACCACGCCCAAATTAAATCAGTAGACAAACCTCCCCACAAATTGGAAGTTACAGAGTGCGGCGTTTTGCGATCTCTAATAACAGTTTTCATAGTATAATCTCCAAGATTTATTCAAAAGTAGAATCAGCTTCAACTGCTACGTAGTATACCAAGTCTCCTTTCGTACTTTTAAATCTTGAAATTTTACGACTACTAATTGATACATCATAATCGCCTGGGATCATCTTAAGGTTATCAACTTTAAGATTAATCGTGAATGATTTATTTGTATCGCCTATCTGTTCTTCAAAACTATTTTTTGATTTGTTTTTCTTATCGCCAACAACAACTGTAAGTTTTGTTCCGTCACCAACGAAGGAAACGTCAGAACCATGTAAGACTGAAGAAGTTCTTTGAATCATGGATAGATTTTTCTCAGTAAGTTTGAAATCAATATCTGATTCAGGAAAAACTATTTCTTTGGTAGGTATAACTAAGTTAGTAGCATCTGAAGAAATAAATTTAATCGCTTGATTACCTTGCCTAATCTTAACATACTTTTCCTCAAAGTCCAGTTCAGGATCTTCGAACAAACTCATAGCACTGAGAAACTCATTAAGATCATAGATACCAAACTCTTGCGGAAAAGATTCCGTAACAGTGGTAGATGCCATAATGTTTTTCTGCGCTGATACTGTTTTTAACGCATTCCCTGCTTTAAATAAAATATTGCTGTTAATTCCAGCAAAGTTTTTTACTAAGGCAAGTGTTTCTTTAGAAAGTTTCATAATCACCTCATTTAATCATCAATAGAATATTTTACATCATGTTCATACAAAAACATTAGGCAACACATTGCATGTGCCAAGTGATGAATACCTGATTCTGGATCATCTATTTCTCCTTCTTTCCATGCCCAGATATGTCTTTGCATAGCATCAAAATATCTGCGCTTAGAATCAGGAACGATTTGCCAGTTATCTGGTTCATACTTTTCAGCTCCAAACGTTAAGACCTTCACCGTTTCTTTTAGAGCAAGTGGTGGCAATAAACCATAACGAAGTTTACCTCCGTCAAATTTTCTACCCCCAACCTCAGTAGTTTGAGATTCTTCAACAATTTGTTTTAAAGTTGGCATAATATATTCCAAAAAGAGGGGGGAGATCCCCCCATCAAATTAGCGTTTTGCTTTAGCACTCATTGCGTAACGCATGGTAGAAGTACCATCAGACAACTTAGTACGGTTGCCAGTGATCTTATAACCAGAACTACGTAGTTGGTAGATAGCATCATGCGGATTCTTTAGTCCGTACCAACCAGTAATTTGCTTTGCAGTTACTGCCTTACCTTTTTGTAGTTGAGTTAAAAGTTTCGCTTGTTTTGACATATTATAGTCTCCATTCCATCATTAAAGAAAAAAATAGTAGTGGGAAGGATGGCAACTCCCCACTACTGATCTAGAAAAGAGTTACACGTTAATACCGTTGGCACGCAACTCATCTAGAAACTCGTCTTCAGTATACCCTGATACTGGTTTAACTGTAACCTCTACGTCATCGACAATGCTCTGTATTTCTGACTTCTCATAGTCAGCTTTTTCTTGCTCTGTCAATCCCTTTGTCTCTGGTCCTGGGAAAGCAAGCACACCTCTACTAACCTGATTGTTCTTAGAAAGCCAATGAGGATATCCAAGTTTTGGTGCACCAGCTTTTCTATTATTAAAAATTTCATGCCAGATAGTATGCATCTGCTTTGATGTTATAGTCTCAGCTGACGCTAACTCTGGATGGTACTCAACAAAAGTATCTACTAATTTCTTTTGAGCATTTGACAAATCATTATATTTTAACATAATCTTTCCGTTCAATTCAATAATATAATTATACTGGAGTTCTTATTTAAACGCTACTTTCTTTTTCAGTATTTCCAAAGTCTTCGCTATTTGGCTCAGAACCAACTTTATCAAACAAGTCGATAAATGCTAGTTTGGTTACACTGTCAAATCTGTTGCAGCAAAGTTCAATCGCTTTCTTTTGATCTTTGAAGATAGAAAAAGCACGAACGATATGAGTCATTCGACGAGTAGTGATTGTTTCATCAACACCACCCTCAGCAAAGGTTCTACGTATAGCATCAGCCCACTTTACCATAATCTTCGCAAACTCTTCATCAACACAACCAAACGACTCCATAAGTTTGATAACGATTTTAGTTTCAACAGACAGTGAAGGATAATCCTGCTCAAGGGTAACAGCAAATCTCTCAAGGAATGCTTCATTCAAAACATTAGTGCCAATGTAACGACCATCGTCAGATCCCTTACCTTTGGTGTTAGCAGTAGCAATAATGTTAAACCCAGCAGCAGGAGTGATCACTTCGTTCTTAAGTTTAAAGTAATATGGCTTACCCTCAAGTATTGGCTGCAAACATAACAACGTATTTGGAGCACCAGCGTCAATCTCATCAAGCAACAGAGTTGTGCCAGTACGCATAGCAATTAGTACTGGACCTTCAACAATCTGAACATTACCGTCAACCAAAGTTTTAGTTCCGATCAGTTGCTCTTCGTCAGACATCATGTTTAGATTAACACGAATTAATGGTTGTTTACGTTTGGCACAAACTTGTTCAACCATAGTTGACTTACCGTTACCAGTTGGACCACTGATATAAACTGGATAGAACTGCTTAGAAGAAACAACAGTATCTATGTCTCGATAATTTCCAAACGGAACAAAATTGGAATCTTGTGTTGGAATTAGAGATTTAGTATCAGTATAGTCCACGTGTACAGATTTAGTAGGTTCAGGTAACTTTGGTGCAGCATTACCACCGTCAATAGAATATAATCCTCGACCAACAGTATTTTTCATAAGTTCATATGGCCACGAGTTAGTTCCCAATGCCTCACGAACTTGAAGGATTTCTTTCTTTGTAACTTTACCTGTCTTAACAGAATCAGGAAACATCTCAGATATTTTTTCTACAAAAACAGTTTCATTTAATTTAGCCATCACATTTCTCCATAACAAAATAATAATTTAACAACTCAATAACATTAGTATACTGCAACTTTGAATTAAAGTAAAGTTTTTTCCAAACTTTTTTACTAATTAAAATCAATAACTTACGCAATAATATCAACAAACCTATCTAAAAGGATCTTAGAAGTGGTCTGTTTAGTCATAAATTTAGTAAACTGTTTGGCTAATTTATTCGGTGTCATAGAATCATCAGCTACCAGTTCCTCGTTGTCATCTTTCATCTTATTCATTGGAATTATAAACATCGCATCTTTCGTTGTATTCTGTAGGTTATAGTAACCAGATTCACGGAATGACTTTTTAGCAGCGACAGTTATTTCCGAAACCGCATTAGAATAATAATGTTTAATATCTAATCTGTTTGCATATACAGCATTAGAAATTTGACCTTTAGTGTTGGGGCAAATATAAAATCCAATGACTTTAACATCATGTCTGTTCTTGAGCATATCAATAAACATATCTGTTTCAGCAGTTGATTGTTTGCCATAGTTTGAATCAGGCATTCTGTATTTCTTTTTAGTTACATGATCAACAATAAAGTTAGTAAGATATTTACCATCCTCATATCTTGGTATGTCTTTCAATGTTCTAAATCCTTCGCCATCAGACAATGTGACCATGGTCATTTTTTGAATGTTAGTAGAACGAGTAATCTCAGGAATGTACTTCAACATATACCGCAAAGCATCATTCAATGGTGTTCCGTGTAAATTATATTTTGGTCCATTACACACGTTAAAAACTTTGGTATCAAAAAGTCTGCGACACATCTCAGTAAACTCTTTTTTAGACATATCGCTTGACAAAAATTCTAATAATCTAAAATTAATAGCAGCGGGAACTTTTCTAGCAGACAAAGCAGCATTGTACTCATCATACACTTCGTGGTTTTGCCCATCGTATTTTGATACTTCATAACAGTTGCTGAATGCGAGAACTCTAAATGGTATCTGAGTTTTTCTGCAGAACATTGCCAAAGATATCAACTGTTTTATAGTATCATGAATAACACGATCCATAGAAGCTGACCAGTCTAGTAAAAATACCATACCATGATTTTTAGAGTCAGCGATCGTAGTAATCTGTTTAAAGATATCGTCTTTAATTTTGTAGGCAAAAATCTTTTTCATATCAAGTGAACCACTCTTTGAAACTTTGGCTCGCTTATATTGATCAGCAGATTTCTTAAGTTCAAACTGTTTCACCAAGTAGTTCACAACCTTAGTAGAGTCTTGCATAAATCTAGAAAACTGTGAATCTACTGATTCTATTTGATCATCAAGCATCCACCATGGGCGGTCAGGATTAGCAGTTTCCTCTAGGATAGTTTTGTATCCAATAATAGGATCAGTCTTGTAGTTTTCTAATAACTCGTATTCAACATAAAAAGAATTAGGATCTGCCATTTCTTGAATATTCTTTTTCATGTTTTCTTGAGTCTCAGAAATTGGCTCTTCGTTGAACTCATCTGAAGAACCACCAGTCGGCTCGTAATCAGCTTCGCCCTCATCAACTTCTTCATCTTGAGATTGATCCTGTTGACTTTGTGCTTCAGAAGTCATTTCTTCTTCTTCCTCGTCATCATCAGAATCCATCTGCATCATCTCTTCAGATAACTGCTCTTTCTCTTCTTCCATTTTTTCTTTTTCTAAGTCGTATAATTCTCTTGCTATCTGCAACACTTCTTCTTCAGTTTCAGCAAGTTCAATACGCTTAACATATGGAAGTTCTTCTGAGTTAAACTTAACACCACAGAAGATACCTAGTTTGAAATAAAGGTTTGCTCTATCGATAAATGGTAGTTTGTTTATATCTTTATCTTTGATACCAAACAAGTCACGTTTGTTCAAATCTTTATAACCAGATAGAAAATACTTTATCATTCCTGGATATAGACGTTTAACTAATTTTTCGATTCGAGCATCTTCAATAACATTCACAAAAGAATGGAACCCACGTCCCATATCTTTGATAGACTCAAGCATATCAAGTGAAGTGTATAAAGCATGCCCGATCTCATGACCGACCAGCATAGTCTCTAAATCTAGAGACATATCCTTCCATTGCGGAAGAGTGAGGACTCTGGTCTTTACATCAAAAGAGGCAGTCTCAACAGGTTTGCGAGTAACTGATAGATTTTCAGTAGCAAGCAAATTAGCAACTTTATCAATATAATTCATAATATATCCTTTTTCAATATATTATTATTATACTGCAACTGTGAATTAAAGTAAAGTTTTTTTATTCTTTTAAATCAATAACTTATAAAATAATTGAAAAATCATTACGTTTTTCGAATCGTAAGACATTGTGAAACTTATCTACAAGCTGGTCTCCCTTGTGACTTATGACGAAAACATTATTATTTTCTCCCATAGTTGACATCACAGATAAAAAGTAATCTGTTCCCGCTGAGTCTAAGGAAGAATCAAATATCTCATCTAGTATTAGTAGATTAGTGTTAACTGAGTTTTTCATCTTGGCTATCTGCCGCCAAGTAAATAATATAGCAATGTCGATACGCATCTTCTCGCCTTCACTGAAAGAAGCATATGTGAACTCATCACGATGCCTAGATTTAATTACCTCATTAAATGCTTCATCTAATTCAAAGTGAACATAAAAATCCATGGCTGTCAAATATTTGTTGATCAGCTTATTCATAACTGGAAGATACTCACGGATAATACTAGTTTTTATTCCAGTATCTTTTAGTAAGGTAGCAGCAATTTCTTGGAGGTTTCTCCTTTCAGCAACTA